CGCTCTGAAGTTTTCCCTAATTTCAGAAGAAACTAAACTTGATCCGGTTGCTGGTTTTGTTCCATCGTAAGCCATTGTACCCTCCTTATGACTCTACTCTGTAAATTGCTAAATCTTTCATACTAAGGCGATACCCAAGAGAAGAGGCATTTTTCCCTACATTTTTAAATTTCAGGGTATATAATCCTGATTGTGTAATTTCAAAAGTATTAGAAGTAGTTTCACTCCAGCTACTAGTGCTGGAATAAGTATCCAAATCATCCATAATTACCGAATCCCCTACATAAATATCGAATAAACCTCCATAGTTCATTTTGTTATTTACAAAGGAAAGCTTGTATTTTCCAGTACTTAAAGCTACTTTATAATCAATTTCATTTCCTTCCCCGCTCAGCGTTTGAATATAACAATCTCCTCCTGAGGAATATTCTTTCGTCCAGGTTCCGCTTATTATTTTGTAGTATCCCCAAGGATGTATAACAACATGTCCTACATCAGTCATAGGAATATTTACTATAGAGAAAACAGTTTGAAGGTTTCTTATAAGCTGATAGTTGTGATCCGAAGAGAGAGTAAGCTCTACTCTTATCTTATAGTATCTCCACTCCCCTTGTTTCCCTAATCCATTTACTAAATTTCCTGATTCTTGTGTATCTAAAGTATCCCAAATATTATCATTGAAATCAGGGTAATTAGATCCCCATGAGGAATTGTCATTAGAATAAATTGCTTTTAACGTATAAGAATCAGTAGATTTATTTCCTTCTTTAATAAAGCTTAAATTCAACTGCTTTAAGTTAGAGTCTGAAGTATCAATACTGCTTGACTCAAGGCTAGCTGAAGTACGAGAAGAACTATCCCATTTGCTAGTACCGTCCCATGTATAAGCACTATCCCATGTCCTATCAGGAGTAACAAAGAGTACAGGGTTTCCATCAGAAAGAAGCAAGAGAAGTAAGTTGGTTTTGCTATATCCGCTTAAATCAGAATAGGTAAACTCTTTCGTGTTTTGGGACACTTCACCCATTACGGTTCTGATATAGTTAAACATTATGTTAAGGTTTCCGAAGAGTGTAGAAACAAACTTATCAGCAGTAATAGTGTTGGCTGCTATATGATCTGCGGTAATAGATCCAGAAGCAATATGAGCAGCCAGTATAGCTCCGGCTGCAAGTTTTTCAGATATAACTGATCCAGCAGCTAATTTTGCAGCTACTATAGCTCCTGCTTCAATCTTGTCTGAAGTAACTGCACTAGCGTCTATTTTATCTGTAGTAATAGCGTTAGTAGCTATCTGTCCAGCTGTTATAGATTCTGCCAGGATATTAGAAGCTCTGATATTGTAACTACCATGAGCTAAGATCTGAGGGGCTATAAAATACCAATAGTCTCCAGGTGTAGGGGTGTTCAAACCACTTCTCACCGTAGCTGATACAGCACCAGGAAGTAACTGCATACAAAAAATATTATACTCCATATCAGGGAATGAAGGAGCTGGGACTTTGTCTATATCAACATTACTTCCTAGTATGTAGGTTTTAAAAAATCGTCTAACAGGGCTTTTGTAGTCATAAATAAAATAGCAATTATTATAGCTTTCATAATAAACCTCCCATTTTTTTTCTGCAAAACTCCACTTATATTGTTTGTAGTATTCACCACCAAAATCCCCTATTCCAATGTAGAGACCTGAGCTGCCTACTGTGTACTGAGGACACTCTAACCCAAAGGAAAATTCAAGTATCTCATTCGGGTCAACAAAAAAGTATTCAGATGAGAAATTAATACCACCGGGCCACTCTCCAGATTGAGCCTCAGCTTTTATAGCTTTAAACCCATCTACCTCAACAATAGAACAACCATAAGGAAGATCCCATCCAGTAGAACCTTCGCTCTCCACCAGGAGATTATTAATTCTATTCCTAGCGAGAACATCTAATTGATCCCTGGTAAGCTGCCCTGTAATATCGGTATTATCTACGTTTTTTTTCCAGGTAGTTCCTGTAGATCTGTAAAGCTTATTGTCTGTAGTCAGAAAAATAGTAGAACCATGAGGATAATCGTCATTCGGAAGAGCAGGAAGAGAAGAAACTATAGTTATAAGAGCATTTCCTGCCTGGATCTTTGTCTGCCCTATAGAACCATCTTGCAGTTGGGCTGAGGTAATACAGCTATCATCGAGCTTTATTGTAGTAATAGCTTTAGTAGCTATTTTATCTGTAGTAACTGAACCATCAGCTAATTTATCAGCAGATATTGAAAAGTTAGCTATCTTTTCTTCCGTTATGATCTCGTTTACAATGTGTTTAGCAAGAATAATATAATCCTGAAGATGATCGCTGTTTACAGACCCAGGAGCAAGCACACCCTCTCCTATACTCCCTTCAGGGAGAAACTCTCCTACATCATCAGGAAGATAAAGGGTAAGTGTTCTACTATCTTTTTTGTATTCGCAAGTTACCTTCATTGTTCTAACTGAGGTTTATTAGTTAAAGGTTTAAAATCAACCATAGCTTGATGAACTGCATAATTAAACCCTGATACATTGCTACTCACTTTAAACTTCAATTCATATCCAAGATACCCTAGAGGGATCTCATAAAATTTTCTCCCTTCCGTAGCTACGATAGTGAAAGCTCCATATTGAACTCTGTCTATTATAGGGGTTATTTTTATTTCTCCCTGGATACTGGAAAAAACTTCTATATCAAAATAGAGCTTATCAAAACGTTTCATTGATCTAGGGGCTTCTAAAGGAGAGGAGGGAGAAGTAAAGGTAGACTCAAATCCTGAAGATCCGTCTTGTTTATCATCATCGTTTAATTTCCAGAAACTTCCATCATAGTCTCCTGTCCAAATATGAAAATCTCCTGATCCGGCATAGATTAAAGCTGAACAAGAAGCGTTGTATCCTGAAGCTGATAATTCAGAAGCATCATGGATAACCCAGGCTTCAGTTAGAGGCCTGTCGATAAAATACAGGAGACAAGTATCAATCTCTTGTTTATCTTTTCTTACTACAAAAAATCTAACTGCTCTCAGGATAGGATCGTATATTCCATGAAATTGAGTAATATAGTTCTCCTCAAGGTTCTCTCTCATCCATTCCTTTAATCCGGTTCCCTGGAGAAGCGAAGCTGTTTGATAGTCTCCATACTGAGAAGCAGCAGAAACAGAGTAAATTTCAAAATCCTCTGTCATAGAAATAATATCGTTAGGGGTCTTAACTAAAGTTCTCCAGGAAATTGTCCCACCTTCCCACGGAGATTCAAAATAACCCCAATAAGCAGGGTTTGTAGCGGAATCATCAACTATGTAAGCCTTTCTTCTCCCAAAGAGGATGAGATTATCCTGAAAAACCACTCCTGCTACTATCCCATAGAGATCACCAGTATTAATTATCAGTACTACACAATCCTCATCACCAAAGGAAAGAGGATCTCCATTCTTAGAAACGAATACATTAAAAGGAGTAGTAGCAAAATCTACAGCCCAAAGACGAAGAGAATTTCCTTTGCCATGAGCTATAAACTGTCCAGGATAGTTTCCAGAAGTCCATGAAGAAGGGATAGAGGGCATAGCCACTATATTTCCAGCCCCCCCATCCCAATAGTAAGGAGCTACATTACCGTTACAGATAAAAATTTTATTTCCGAATTTCTCAATACTCGTAGGTTTAGAAGCACCTAAGTTAGATCCAATAGCCTGATTAACACCTTTATAGAAATAACCGTTAGAAGTAGCAAAAACTATATAGGTCGTAAAATCAAACATATTCATTATTCTAGGCGAATCAGATACAGGCTCTTCATTTATTAGCCTAGTTCCACCCCTGACAATTCTTGTATTACCCTGAAGGTCGAAATTCCTACATTCAATCATCTGAGTAGGTTTCAGGATACTCTCATTCTTTAAAGGAGTGAGTCCTCCGTTACTGAAATTTATCAAGTATGTTTGTCCTATATACATTATCTCTTCACTCCATAGAGAAGGGCATTATCTATTTTAGAAATTCTGTCCATAACATATTTAGCATTCTTATTTTCAAGATTGCCCTTAGCTAAATTAGCTACATTAGCTACATACTGAGAAGGTTGATTGTCTAGAGCTATTGATACTCTAACTGCAAGATTATAGAGAATAGCTTCATGATACTCAGGAGGGACTATAAGAGTACTTCCTATAGTTTGAAGGTTTTCGAAGTTCTTCTCTGAATGCAACTCTAAGATATAAGCAATATCAGGGAGGTTATTGAAATAAATAACTCCAAGAGGATAGCTAGGAACATAAAAAATTTCAGAAGGTTTACCTGAAACATTTCTTGACCCCTGTTCAAAATATTCCTGAGCATTGTTATGAACAAGTAAAGGATGAAAATAATTATCATGATTGATATAAGCATCTGTGATTCTATTCGGTCTTTGAGTATTAAATTCCCCATCAATTCCTATGGTATACACTCCCTTGCCAACTGTTAAAGAAAGCTCTTCTTTAGCAAAACAAGGAATAGAAAGTCCTTCTATTCCCCAAGAAGAGAGCATAACGTTCAATAAATTCAAACCAAGGGCTAGGTTTTCATCGTCTACAGTTCTAACTCCGTTCAACCTAAAAGCGGTCTTTATAACTTCGCTTGTATCCATCACTCTCTCCTATAAAAAAAGGGAGGGGTATTAGCCCTCCCTAGTTTTCAGCTTCTACCCCAATTAACGATTACTCGTTTTTCTTGCCCTGAATACGGACAGCCAACTGAGGTCTTACAGCCTTGTACCCGTACAGAACATCAATCCTGCAAGGGAACTTATCGTAGTTAATGTCATACTGCCTTACTACCCTCATAGAGATTCCGTCAAAGACTTCCCTCGCTGCGAAGTCTACTCCCTTAGGCATTTCAAGGTCAGCAGTTACGAAAGCGAAAGCATCCCTATGATAGCCAAGATTCTGAGCATAATAAGAGCTAGCATCACCAATCACGGTTACAGTAGCACCGTCGGCAACTTTCGCACTTACATTCTGTTTCGCTCCAGTAGAGATTACAGGAGGAGAGATCTTAAGATCAACGTCTCCTGTTGTCCCTAAAGCTGTAGCATCTTCTGTTACTACAAATTGCTGGAGATAACCGTAGCTCTGCTTTGTTTCAGGATGAACAGCATAAACACCTGAGAAAGTAATAACGTCACCCTTCTTTATAGTAGCGTTCTGGTCAAAACCATCACAGTGAATAGTAGATCCGTCCTGATCTGCAGCGGCATCTCCATCTGCGAGAGGAGTAGTGTTATCCCTAGAGCCAGTAAGATGGCGAACTATAAGATCGTTCTCCAGCCAGGTAAAACCTATAGCTCTCCCCATAACACCGTCCCTAAACTGATCCGCTATCGCAGACTGAGGATTAAACAAACCCTTCAGAGCATCAACAATAGCTGCCATTGCTATAGAGTTAATGCAGAAGTATCTATTCCCATCTTTAGGGGCAAGACACTCATTGAGAAGCTTCCTTGCAGCCAGCCAGTCAGTAAGTAAAGCGGGTTGAGCAGTACCAGCAGTATTAACCATGTTCCAGACATCTTTATACATATTGATTGCATCAGCTTCGATATTCGCAGCTAATACTGCCATTGCGGGTTCGAGAATTCTCTCGGAAAAATCATCAAGGGAAAGTGTAAGCTCTACAGAAGAAAAGTTTACATCAACTCCCTTCTGAGTACCCATTACAAGATCCACAGAGCTTTCCACTACATCTTTCGCTTGAAGTTGAGCACCTGTTCTAATTTCAAATTGGTTAGGAAGTCTTACCTTCAGAGTGCTCCCTATTTTAGCTCCAGACTTTGCATAGCTATCATCATACTGTCTATTGATAGAACCTATAAAGTTGAGATTAGCATGCAAAATCTCAAGAGCTTTCCTAGTTACCATAGTAGGAGTAAGAATTGTGTTAGGCATTGTTTAAATCCTCCGTATCTTAAAGAAAACGTCCTTTCCGTTTCTCGATTCTTTTTTGTCTTTCCGCCTTCATAAAATCCTCTATAGGCATTTCTTCTATACTCCTCTTCACTACTTCATTCCCGTTTACGGGGTTAATAGGAGGAGGAGCAGTACTTACTGTTTTCTTAGTAAACGAAGAGAATCTTATTTCCAGCTTTCCAATCTCCTTTGCAACCTTCGAAGGAGGCAAAGAAGAAAGCCTTAAAGCCTCATCAGGATTTTTCGCTAAGTAATATCCGATTTCAGCACCTAGCTCACTATCAAGAATCTCTTGACTCAGAGTAGGAGAAAAAACAGGTGTTGCGATCACATCATCAAAATCTTGATACTTAGCCCTCATACGTTCAGCTCTCTTATTGAAAGCCTTGAGAGACTCCTGGAATCTCTCCTCTGCCTGTTTCTTACTTAGTTCAGTGTTACGTTGAGCTTCATTCCAAGCGAAGATTTCATCTTCGTATTTAATTCTTGCCTTACGGTATTCGTTGGGATCTTCAAAATCATCTTCTAGAGGAGGAATAGGTCTTTGAGCAGGAGAGGATTTAGTTTTAGCCTCATTCCTGATTTCTTCAAGCTCCTTTCGAAGATTTTCAGATTCTCTTTTAGCTTCCCACTTTTCCCAAGTAAGTCTATCAATACGCTCCTGAACCTTACTGACAGGCTTTTTAGGTTTTCCCTCTTCTTCAAGAGTTTTAGCTATTTCCTCTAGGGAAAAACCTTCTTCTTCGGTAGTCCGTGACTCTACCTCTTTTTCGTTTGTTTCTGATTGCACGTTTTCAGGCTGGATGGGTTCCTGATTATTAAGAGCATCCAAAGCTTGTTCCTCAGACATAGAAAATATCTCCTAGTTTTTATTACTCCCTATAATATAGGGATCAAATTTGCTCGTTTTCTCCAGGAGGGGGTTGTTCGCCTTTTCCTCCTAAGAGTACATTCATGTGTTTCTCTAATCTACGCTTAACTTCATCAGCTTTAGGCCAATCCTGGCTTTCGAAGAGAAGATCAAGGATGAGAGGAGCTATATTAGGAGCAGCTTGTATTACTTCTGCCATTGATCGA